CAATATATTTTTGGAAAGTAGGATTTACTACACCGTTTGTAAATGGTATTTGCATTGATTTTCTTGTAACAGGGTCTGCATATGTTTTGTAAGTTATTATAGCATTATTGTTTGGAAGATTTGATGCAGCAGTTTGTGCTGCTGTTATTCCACTTGTATTACCATATCTAAAACCTTGAAGTGGGTCAGTTTTTAAAGCAGTAGCTGCTTGATTTTTTATACCTGTTTCAATAGATTGAACATCTCCTGCAACATTATAGCCACCTATGTAACCACCCTTAGCAGCACCTGTTATTTTTTTAATCATGTCTTCTTCTTCAGGGGATAGCTCTTTTTCTCCTGAACTAGTAATCATTGCTACAGCTACAGGCTCACCACCTATACGTCCATTACGTTCCATGTTTGCAAGACCCATCTTAGCATCTGTACGTAGGTCTTCAAAAAACTTTACTCCATAAAACCTTACAACATCAGCAGGTATAACATACTCACCCTCACTAAGTTGTGCAGGTATGTCATCTCTAACTTCTTCTGCTAGAGAACCAGAAGGTACATCATTACCACTTACAGGGTCTTTGGTTGTACCATCATCCTTAAGACCACCATCCGCAAACATATCCATTTGATTTTTCATTGCTGTACCACCTTCATTCATTGTAAGTTTTTTTTCTGAAGCTCCACCCTTGTTACTTCTTTTTTCTGCTGCTTCTACTGCAGAAGGTATATCTTTAAATCTAGGAAACTTTTTACCTGTTTCTTTTTCATATTCAAAAGCTGCATTCCATGCTTTATCATTACTAAAGTATTTGGTTACAGTGCCATCCTTATTAATTTCTTCTTTTGTTTCGCTAAGAAATACAGGTTCTTTTGTTTCTGTATCAAACCATATCGTAGGTATATTCCATGCTCCATTATCAGGTGCATTTTCAGAAGCAAGATACTCTGTAGCGTAACGATTACCTACTGTACTTATAGGTTTATGCTTCTTAGGATCAAATGGTTCTAACTTAGCCATCTTTATTCATTTCCTCTCTAAGATACTTAAGTCTACGTAATGCAAAGATTGAGCCTTGAGCTTTATAGAGTGTGTGTACATCATCAGCTTGTTCCATTGCACTATGATGTATAGAAATATTATGGTCTAAGTATTCTACAAAGTTATCCCACAGTTTTTTATTATTAACTAACTCTTTTAAGTTCATTGAACAGCACCCTGATTAGCAGAAAATCCATCTTCTTCTGGAGTAGGTACTGAACCTGTTCCTATGTTTCCACCACCTGATCCCTGAGTGTCTTGTACTTGTCCACCTACAGGAGCTTGTCCTTGCTGTGGTGGTTGACCCTGTGGTTGTTGAGGTGGGGGTGGTGGTGGGTTTTGTTCCTGAAACTTCTTGAGTATCTCAGCCTGTACTGCAGCCTGACTCATTGAGTTGGCTACCTTATCAGGGTCTAAGTCCATGCTCTTAGCAATCTCTCTAACTATATAATCCATTCGTGCAAAGGGTGCTAGGGTTGGATTAGATACAGTCTGCATGAATTGCATAAGTCTTTGACTACGTACTTCGTTAGCCATCAAACTTTCTGTACCCTGTGCTTTAACTTCAAGATCACCTTTTATTTCAGAATCAAAATCAAACTGCATATTAAAACTAAAGAAAGCCTTACCCAGTGGTCCTAGTAAGTAGTCATCTACATTCTTAATAACAGTTCTTATAGAACCGTTAGCTGCATTCATAAGCATAGATATGCCAGAAGCTGTCCTACCTACACCTGACACACCTGTCTGTCCATGTGAGAAAGATGCAAGTCCTGTACTTTCATCTGATAGCTGCCTAGCCTTGTCAAACATCTGCATGTTTTCATTAGATACATTAGGAAACTTAGTTCCAAAGATACCCTGTCCAGGTGCTCCTCCTTGTCTTCTAAATACTTTTCCAGGGTATACACTTAGGTCTTGTCCAGGGACTAAGTTAGTCTCATCTACTTCTATTAATAGATTACCTGAGAGTGCAGCATTGTCCACAGACATCCTCATAAAACCATTCATAAGGGTCTGTGTGTCATCCATATTTTCTGCAATACCTACACCAAATATACTGTATGGGTTCATTTCATAGGGTGTAGCATAGTAGGGTAAGTAGGCAGGAGTAAATGGGTTCATTACTAATCGTAGTACATGGTTATTGCATATCCACACATTAACACTAACTTGCTCTACATCTTTTAATTCATCAGGAATATCTACATCATTATTTTCAAGAACATCTTTATCTACATAACCCCAGAACTCTAAGATTTCAAAACGCTCTGCTCTATCTTCTTCAGCGTTGTCTTCCATTACGTGTTCCCACCACTCTTTATTATACATCTCTCCCTGTGCAAGAGATTTGTCAATAGCATTGGCACGGAAAAAAGGTCTCCGTTTTAGAGCACGGAGTTGAGAACGTGACATCTTATGTCTTTCTATAACATACTCTGCCTCATCCATATTATTTGCATCAGGGTCTGGATAGAAATTCCATATAGATACATTAGAAGTTTGTGGCACGGTTTTAAAGATTGGAGTGTATGTGCCATCCTCATCCCAGTTAGGGTACTCTTTATCAACAGCAAATGGTCCTTTCATAATACCTGTACCAAATAAAGCAGACTCAAACATAGCAGAACGTAACTGCTTCTTAGCATTTGACTCCTCTAGTTGGTCATGTATTTTCTTTTCCATTTTCTTAGCTGCAATCATTGCAGGGTGAAAGTTTACAGAACTAGGACTTCCTGTTGACTTAAACTTAATATCATCCTCAACTGCACTCAGATCGTCTTTAAGTGGTCCTACACGTTCTTTAAACTCTGGCATAGTCTCACCTGCCATAAGTTGTGGATCGTCTGTAGCCCCTGTTTCTGCTTCTCCTGTAGCCTTTTTAAGTTGAGCATTAGTTTCTAAGCTGACTGTGTCCTCTACTCCATCAGGTAAAACTGTAGGATTAATACTAAGTGGAAACTTGTTAGCACCAAAAAGAACTTCTACCAGTTGTCCGTAGGCTGCAAGTACTTTTGTTTTTGTAACTTTGACAAAGACCCTAGATTTTTCTGTAGATGTAAATTGAACCTCTGGACCATATAGACCACGGTAGTTACGATAGGCTTGTATCCACCTTTCCTCATCACCTCTCCTAGATGTTTCAGCTTTACGATATTTACCTTTTACAAAACTTATAATTTCTCCTACAGAAGTATCTGAGTACTCATCTTCCTCTATATCATCAACAGCAACAACTTGCTCAGAGTCTGCAGTTATATTATCTTCTTCCATATTATATCCTTAATATCCAAATGTTGCATCAGCAGCTTGAAATCCACTACGTTGACTTGTAGGGTCATAGTCAAATAGACTGCTTCTTGGTCTAGTCATTACTCCGTAACGTAAAGCATCGTATAGGTGGTCTTCAGAATGTGTATTTACATCTTCAGAATTATTTTTATCCAGTGGAATAGATGGGAGTTGAGAAGTTGTTTGAATGCACGAATTAAAAAATACAAGTCTAGGTTCTTCTGTAAACTCATCCAATTGTAATCGACTGTGTATTTCATTCTTACCTGCTATTCTTGATCCCCTACTTCTATCTGCAGGTCTCCAACGACAGCCCTTCATTATCATTTGTTCTGCTAGTGATGGTCCTGTATCTCCACGTTTATGCCAGAGTGAAGAATCAAGAACACCATACCTAATCTTTTCTCCCTCTTCCATCTCTAATATTATATCTGCTAAATCTGAAGCAGTAACCTTTGATACATATAACTCTCTATAAACAACTAACTGTTCTGATGGACTGACTGCAAACCAGAGTACCCCAGTGTGGCTTCCATAACCATAGTCACAGGAACGAAACCTAGACCAACTATGGGGTATATCATAGGGATCAACAACATGAATATTTCTGTTCCACTCTGGAAAAGCTGCTCCTGCGTTGACATCCCAATTTCCTTCTAGTAATTGTTTACGTTGATGTTCAGGAAGTGATAGTAAATTTGCTTCGTACATTCCATCATCTGCTAAGTAAGGATTATCAAATAATGTTGCAGGTATAAACCTACGTTTAAATAGTGGTTCTCCTTCACGGCTATGACCCTTTGGCATTTTTAAGGTCTCACCTGTTGCAATGTCCGTAGCCCAAAATGCTTCTCCATGTGGAGCAGGGTCTATAAACATTTTTTTAACCCAAGAATGTCCATTTCCTCCAGGGTTTGTAGTAGCTCTTTGATACAATTCTAAGTTAGTTCCTTTTGTAGTACGCAGTCTTGATCTCATATAGTCAAATGGGTATGGACTTGCCCACTGTGTTAACTCATCAAATCCTATCCAACTAAAAGCCTGTCCTTGGTAGCGTGTAACATCATCATCTCTGTCTAGGTAGGACAACCAGAGTGTTGCTCCTGATGGTGCTACCCAAGTCTTGTCTCTTTCCATAAACTTTATATTTGGTATTGCTTGTGGATAGAGTTGTTTGGATACTGATATAAGTTCTCTAAGTTCTTCTGTAGTCTTCCTTACTAGTAGTCCCCTAAAGCTAGGGTTGTTAAAGTATCTAACAGGGTCTGCAAGCATTGCGTATGACTTACCCCCACCTGCACTTCCACCATATAAAACTTCTCGTTCATTAGAAGAAAGAAACTCTGTCTGTGGTCCTTTGTTTGGTTGGAAGATTATTCCCTGTGCTTCTTCTATCTCTACTGGCTCTGGTTTAGTTTGGGGATAAACTTTCGGCTCTACCACCAATTCTTCTTTCTTCAATTTTTTCTGCTTTCTCAAGGGCTTCTTTGTACCTTTGAGCAAGATAGCGTTGCGCTGAAGCATCTGTTTTACGTTTTTGCTCAAGCTTTACTCTTTTCATTAAACCAACATGAGATATATATCGTCCCGATTCTGTGCTTAACCAATTTGCTACATCCCTATAACTGTACTGTTTAAGATACTTCTTTGCTTTTTCTAATAACTCCAACTCATTATCAATAGGTAGAAGCATATCTTTGTCTGTTTCATCCTGACTGTAACCAAAGGGTATAATCCTACCTACTCTTATTACAGGTTGCCAATCAAAACCTAATTCAGTTTCCTCTGGCTTTGGAAGTTTCCAATCCTTACTCGTCTTCATTATTCTTCGGTGGTAAAATAAATAAAGGGCTAGATGATGTTACCTCAACTTTATCAGTCTTAGTAAAACCACTACGGTCTAGTATGTCTTTTGCTGCTGTCATTTTTTCTTTATTACCTAAGTCTGTTGGGCTACTCATTATTTCATACATAGAGTATGCAGCCTTAGTAGCTGTAGAAGAAATAAACTTTTTAGTTATATCTGCAATCTCATCTTGTAAAGCACTTGTAATAGAAGAAGTAGCTACCGTGTCAGCATAACCTGCAAGTTTACGTGCTGTTGCAGGATTACCTCTAGCTTCTTCAAATAAAACATCCAGAAACTTTTGTTGTTTCTCTGTTAGATTTCTACTCATTATATCATATCCTTATTGACTTGTCAACACATTTATATTGTATAGTGTGTGGAGCAGGAAGATCAGATACTATCTGTGTTACAAATGCACCTACTACCTTTCTGCATTCTTGCTGTGTTGTTACGAGTTCAGGTGATTTAAACATCTTACAACTTACAGACTGATCTAATACAGACAGAAGACATATTGTAACTACAGGTAAAAACACTAGCTTAATTCAAAGTGTGGACCATCAATAAATGGTCTCCTACCCTGTCCTCTTCTTAAATCAATGTATGCATTCATGGCATCTTCCATTGTACCACTCCACTCACGCATATCATTTATTTGCCAAGCTGCTCCCCAACGTACAGATACGCCCTCAAGCTTTGCAGCTTCCTTCATAGCGTCAGCAATATCGTCGTAGACATTGAGTTCCCATGAAGCCCTCCCTCCAATATAAGCCATTAAGTCTACAGCTAAACCTTCTAGGTGTTTAGACTTCATGGTCTGTGATGCTCCTTTGGCTACAAGAGCTTCCTGCTCCTCTATGGTACGCATACCACAGATAACACCAAAGTCTATTTTAGTTAGCTCTATAGCTTTTTTTACAACACGTACCATACTATCATTTACACCGTCAAGTCTGGCTAGGCTTTTTTGAGAGAGGTTGAATCCCATTATGTTTCCTTTTTCTTTGCTAGTCTTTCTTTATCGTCTCGTTCCTTACAGGGTTCACATATCCCGTTCATCTCTATAAATTTTTTCTTAAGTTGAGAGTACACTTTAAATACCTTTATGGGTGTTTTGCATACAGGACATTCTATCATTTTTTTGTTTTTCTTTTTAACCCACGTTTTTTATTTAGGTAGTCACGTAACGATAAACCTGACTTCTTTAATTCTTCCGCTGTTACTGCAGCTTTTTTAATATCATCGCCCTTTTTGTTAGTGACCATAAAATAGTCCTTACCCATAGTCTTAGCTTGTGCTATGGTTCTAGGCTCTTTATCTTTAGTCTTTGATTTTTTAACTTCAGGTTTAGTTTTTTTAACTTCTGGTTTAGATTCTTTAATTAGGGTTTTGGGTCTTCTAGGTGGTGGACTTGATTTTAATACAACATTAGTCTTTGTTTTTTCAACATTACGTTTTTTTAACTTAACAAGTGATTTTTCTAAAAAAGCTATGTCCATAGACTTTAAAGACGCAATTAATTTACTACGCTCTGATGGCTGCATAGATTTTATGTACGGTGTACTCTGTATTTGTGTCATCAAGTCTGATTTTGTTTCTGCCATTATTTATCCTACCTTTTTGTTTTTAAATTATCTACAGAACCATACGTACTCCTAGATACGTACCCACCTTTTTTATATTCAATACCATATTTTTTCTTTACTGCACCACCCTTATTTTGGAAAGAATTTACGGGTACTGCATTGGTTGGTACAGGTTTACGACCTAGTAAACCGCCTAGTTTTGTTGGTTTTGGTGCATTAAAGTTTTTAATATTATTAGCATTTGATTCGTTAAAGTTTTTAATATTATTAGCATTGGTTGGTACAGGTCTACTGGACGGGTACTGCAATTGATTTACATTTCTAGGTTTTCTTTGTGTACCCATCTGTTTTCTTACTTGTCTGTTTGTTTCGTCAAACTCACTACGTGTAGCATTTTGTGCTCTTCTTCGTTCTCTTGAACTCATGCCTTTAAAAGGATCTACTCGCTCTGGTCGTTTTCCTTTTCTTCCCCCCAGATAGTAATCCATTTGCTCTGCTTGAAGTTGATCTCTACCACCTCGTCTTTTTAATTCAGCGTCAGCCCTTCTTTGTATATTTGCTTGATTATCCGCAACGACTTTATTGCCACGCATACGCTTATTAATTTCTCTTTGGGTATCCATTTCTTTCATATAACCAGGGGGTAGTGAATAATTAAGATTACGTCTTATTTGTAATGGTTGTCCTCTACCGTCCTTTTCATCCATTGGTTTAGGCAGTGCTCTTACAGGTTCTTTTACAAGTGTGGCTCTAGGTTGACTTGGCGGTGGTGCTCTACGTCTTAAACTACCTACTTGACCCTGCGGTGCAACCGAAACAGATTGTGATTTAGGTTTACTTTGTTCAGCAGTAGCCCTACTTCCATCTGCTGCAAAACCCTGATGAGCCTTGATTACCTTTTTACCTTTGTGAGCCTTTGTTGGTTTTTTAACTGTCTTCATTTGGTAATACCTTTTTGTTTTTCATATGTCCTAAGTCCACCAAGACCCAACATACCCATGAGTACCGTCATCAAACTTCCCATATCAAACTCAGGTATAGGCGGTATATCTACACCAGTTAGGGTTACTCCAAATATTATTAGCGGTGACAGGATAAAGTGATACAGTAAGGCTATACCACATACCCACCCCACAAAGGGTCTCCAACCGCCTTTAAACAGGCTTCCAGAGGCAGCTTCCGCTTTATTAACCTCTACCTGTGCCAGTGCCAACTGTTGTGCATGTTGGTCTGACATGGTAGCTATCTCATGGGCTAGTTTAGCTTTTACGTCAGCATCAGGAATTACCTTATCTAATAAACTAGAAACTGGTCCTATGAGAGAAGCTATCAGGCTCATTACTTATTAAACTTTCGTTTAAATGCATTTTGAACACTTTGAGGAAAATCTTTCATAACTTTTAAAGCATCCCTAACAGAGTAAACTTGAGCTTCTGCTATGTTTAAAAAATCTTTAGTATGTTGTAATTTATTGTCACTAATAGGTTTATTTTTACGTCCTGCTGCCATAGCTTCTTTATTATATTTATTTAAAAAATTTATGATTTGTTTACTTGTAGGAGTAAGTTCTTTTCCAAACTCTACTCTATTACTTAGCATTTTTTTAGTTATTGGTTTTTTACCTTTACCCATTATTTTTTCTTCCCTTTAGTTAAACCGCCCTTATTAAACTTTCTTTTTTGTTTTTTTAGATTTACTTGCTACTTTAGTATTTTTAGGTTTTGTTTTAGTATTTTTACTCCAGTTTCTTACAGCATCTACTCCACCATTAATGTGTAAACCAAAACTTTTTATTAATAAAGTTTTAGGTGTGCCACTAGGCATTGACTCAAGTTTTTTTAATGCAGCTTTAAAACTAGAAATATTATTAGGATTTATATTAAATATTCTTGCACTTGGTATATCGTCTGTTGCACCCATATCTAATCACCCACACTTACAGTCAGGGTTGTTACAGCCTTTACCCTTAGATGGGCTGTTACCTGACAGATACCCTGCGACAATACCCACAATACCTGTGATACTCATCTGCAAGAGTTCTACTACATTAGCGTCCAATGCACCACCATGTGCGTTAGCCATCATAAACTCATCTATAACAATAATACCCAACAAGCCCATTAAGCCTGTAGCGAGTATCATTACTATTAAAGGTTTAATTATATCCATTATATATTCTCCCTAGTTTCTGTCTTAGCTGACACACTTATGGATGCTCTATTACCATTTACGTACAAACCAAACCATGCAGCACCTGCTCCAACCACAACGGATACAAATCCTGCCTGTGCATTGTTAGGTTCTGCTATACTCATAAACCATGTACATGTCTGGTAAAACACTACCATGTAGGACAGTATCAACATACGTGGTACTATTCTCCATGAGTCTAATTTTTCTGCTAGTGTCATTTCTTGCCCCCTAGATACTTTACAGTTTTATCTGAACTTAGCCGTTTTCTTAGCCACCTTCTTGGGTTGGGCAACATGTTGCTTGCCCTTACTCTTACCCAATCTCTTAGCCTTACTGGTTGCAGCATACTCAGAGGTAGATAAATTCTTGATAGCATTAGCAGGAAGATACCGTTCACCAGTTGCTTTCTTACCCTGTGTAGAAGGTTTACCACTCTTAGTTCTCCAATCCTGCTTAGTCCAATTCTTCAGACTTTTTTGTGATTTTGCAAGTGCCATCTATTTCTTCTTTACTGCTCCACCCTTTGCCATGTAACCCATCTTATTACGTACAGCAGTAGGTAGTTTCTTAAGACCTGTTTGATTGGCAGTAGTCTTTGTCAGACCACCCTCGTTAAAACCTTTTATTTTTTTCTGTACAGTCTTACTTAGTTCTTTCATATGAAACAAAGGTTTGCTTGTCTTTGTATGAGTTTTACCTGTATGAACCGTCCCATCTTTCATCTTATGAGTATCGCCTTTCCACTCCTTACCATCCTTTAAGTAATGCTTAACACCCTTCATTTGTAACCCCCACCCTTTGCTTTATATTGCTTGGCAACCATTTGAGCTTTACGTGCAGACCACTGACCTGCACCTCCACCCTTAGAACTTGCTTTAATTTTCTGGACTAAGTTTTTACGCATAGTTGGTTTTGTATAATTCTTAGCTGCGTTGATTACCATAGTTTTCCTTAAACTTATTCATGTTTACAAAATATTCTGTTGTAAATATC